CGTTTGTGCTCTTAAGAGCCAACAACTGATTATGGAAGATGCGGGCGTCATCTAGTACGTCAAGGTTAACACCGTTTGTCATAATCTCTGCCGCTTTTTCTCTTTGCTCTTTCGTAAAGCCATCCCAGGCGTCTAATGCTTGGGCGTGTCTAGGTGATCCTTTTGGAGAAAGAGCAATACCTTCAGCGGATTTAAAGCTACTATAAACGATATTAAAATCAGCTTGTGCTTTAGCAATCTTAGTATCAAGAGCAGCGACCGCCCCACCAGTTCCTGGCGTATTTTCTAACATCATTCGTTGCACTTGAAGATCTTGTATCATTGTTCGAGCATCAAATAACGACGCCACGTCATTAATGTTCTTAATGGCTGTTCCAGCTGTTACTGCCTGTGAAGCTAAAGATGTTACAGCCTGTTCACCTCTCATTGTCGTAAAGTTTTTGAACGCCTTAAGGGTTTGTTGTTCTAATGCTTTAGACTCTTTTGGAAAAAGGTTTTCAAACGATACTCTAGGAGCGCCAACCTCTGCCTCATATTGAGGATCTTGGAACAAAGGAGCCCTGAGAAGCGAATAGAATTTCTTAGTTCCTTCTATTGTTTCAGAAGCTTTATCGGCATACATGGACATTAGACGTGCTGAGTTTTGGCCCGGAGTTTCGTTCGGGTACGCAGCACGAATTTGCAGCACCTGAGACTCAAACGCAGTAGCATTAGGTACATGGTCTGAGCCAGATATTTGTGCGTTTACTGAAGTATTGACAGCTTCTCTAGCCCTGATAACAGCGTTTTTACTGGCTGCAACCATGTTTTTGTGGTTTAGGTCTACAGTGTTTTTAGACCACTGATCGACAAAAGCGTTGTCATGAAACGGATTTCCAGTGCCTTTGCCAAAGTTTTCATTAAACCAATCTTGACGATATTTTCCGTAATCAGCTGGCCTTACTTGATTAATGATAGCATCAGAAGCAAACTGTGCTTCAGCTCTAGCAGCCGTTTGGTATCCTAAAGAACTTGCATACGATGTTCCATAAGGCCCTGAATGTTTTTCGGAGATCTCTTTTGATACTGACGTTACACCCCTAGCTGCGTCTAGTTGGGCATCTTTAACGCCTTGAGCAGCAGCGGCTTTAGCTCTCTTTTCAAGGCTTTTATCAAGCTCTTTTTCAGCAAACTTAGAGCCAAAGTTAAATAACGCAGCTAGTCCTGCTGACATCATTCCCGCATTAGGATCAGCTATTTCTTTTGGTGTCACAAGTGCTTGCGGTGCGACGGTTCCTACGTTAGATCCAGCTGTAAGGCCACGAATAGAAACAGTCGATCTACTTTGTTTTGCCATGTGTTTTATTCCCTACTTCCACCGGCTGATCCAACGCCCGTTCCACGATTAGGCACAGTAGCAGCACCAGAAAGTTTTATACCAGCGCTCGCTCCTGTTAATATAGTGTTTCCAATAGCAGTAGAAATCTGTGAGCTTGCCAATCCAGCAGCTCTTTTTCCTCTGTTGCTTTGCTCGTTGATGGCTCCCATCTGTTGTGATTCTCTTAGTGCAACATCTCTTGCCTCTTTTTCCGCAATACGACCAAGGCCTACTTGTGTTCCGTATTCGCCAGCAAACAAAATGCTACCTAAAGAAGACTCAGTAAGCATAGTTTCTGAAGCTTGTAGTTCACCTAGTTCTTTTTGGGCGGCTCGTACAACATCCGACTGTTGCTCAAGGCTTTCCTGTTGCTCTTGTGCGAGCAGGCGTAGGGCTTCTTGTTCTTCAGCCTTACGCTGTGCCTCTGCTGCTTTAAACTCTGCATCGGCCTGCGCGTTTGCTGACACCGTTGTCATAGCTGTAGACGCTATAGAAGCAGCCACCATCAGCCCTGCTGTTACTGGATCACCCATAACCCCTACTCCTGCCTCGTCAGTTCATTGAAGAACCCAGTGTAATCAATAGACGTAATGATCATGGGTTTCTCTGAATCATTTACGATTTTAACTGTCACCGTGTTGGCGTTAGTCCTAACAGGAACCTTGAAAGACCCAAGGGACTCAATGCCTATACCGCCTACCAGTGCTGTACCAATCAGCGTACCGTTAAAGGTAAACGTCTGCTGTGAACGTGACTCAGGTGTCACTTCGATCTTAAAGAACCCTGTGTCCTGATAGTTAAACTGAAGGCGCTTAAGTTGGAACCGTCCTGTCTGAACAGTCATTTTACCAGCAGCGTCTGCTCGAACAAACAGCTTTGATAGTTGGACTTCTTGGGTGAAGGGAACGCCCAGGATAGCGTCGGCTGCTGAATAATCACCTACAGCAGTTATGGTAGTTGATGTTGGGTACGACACAGCAAGCCGCTCACCCACCTGCCCTGTTGGGAAGTCGCTGGATAAGACAACAGCTGCTTTGTTGTTATGCAGATAGGGCGTCGTCCAGGTCGTTAGGCCCGTTGAGACACTGTAAGATCCTTGGGAATTGAACGTCTGGTCTAGACAGATCTGGTACGGGTGTTTGTCGTCTGACAGTTCGTACCTTAGTTCTATCTTTTCAAAGAACGTCTCAGTTCCCCTGGTGACGTACATGTACATGTCACCTAGAAGAACACCGACCCAATGGATATACGTTCCTGTACCAAAGTCCCACTTAGACCAGGCGCTTTGTGCTTTGGTCTCTTGTTCCGTATAGGTCTTGTAGATGTACAGAGAGTTTCGTTCTGAGTCAGATATGCAGAACATCATCTCATTGGCACTATCAGCTGCGATGTGAACGATAGGTGCCGGTATGTACCCAAGAGCGTGGATCGTAATGTCTTCAGCTGTGGTCGATAGGGACGCATCGTTGTACTGATACTCGAACACCAAGGCGTCTCGACCACTCTTGGCCGCAAAGTACATACGGTTCCCAAGGGCCACAGGATCACACTTAGGTTCTGTGATGTACGCCGTAGCTGTATCGATCACTGCGTTCTTTGACGTAAACGCCTGTTGGTCTGAAGACACCTCAAACTGTGATCTGTCGGAGCTTAAGAACAATGAGCGCCTGAAGGGGAACGCATGGATCAATTCGTTCACATCGTCACTAGAGGCCTGTAGGCCAAACGGATCGCTGTCCAGAACTTGGGTGCTGAACTCTGGCCAAAAGTTAAAGAACAACCGTGAGCGAGAGAAGAACACCGTTTCGCCTGAGATGATCGCAAGACGGTTGCGGTGCGTTGTGATCTGTTTGATCTTACGGCCCACAAAGTCTGGGTTAGGTGTCGTCTGTGTATCACCGGCACCACGAGCATCGTAAGTCCCATGACCAAACGTAAAGGTTCCGTCAGCCTTCCGCGTCAGGAAGTGAGGCATCGTCGTCAGGTCAAAGGCGTTGTTCTGATACGGATTGGCCGCTTCGATCCAAGCGTCTTGTGACTGGCTGAACTTAACCCAATAGCCGTCTGTTGTCTCTGTGGCCGTTAGGAACACATAGTAACCTTCAGGAGCCCAGTTAGGCAGCAGAGAGCGTGATGTTCTTACGTTTGCGTAGACGTGCGTTGTGATTGTCTCACCACCGCTTGAGTACGCTGAGAACCCTGTGCCATCGACAGAGGTCGATAGGTCATAGTCGCTATACAAAGCGAACGTCGTTGCTGTAAGTTTACTAACGAAATACTGGTTACTGTTTAGTTCCGTCATACCCTCAACACTGTTGATGCTGACTTTTTGATATGACTCAAAATGGTGATCGTCGGTTGTCGTTATGACAACAGGGTTCGCTTGTGTTGCCGCACTGATGTTGTGCGTGTGGGAATCGCTCGGAATATCTACAAGCTGCCTTAAGGCCTTTACGCCGTATGTGGCATCAGACCCGTTGTCCGAAATCGTGAACTGATGACCGTCTGTGTTTTCTACAAGAACCGTAAGATCCCGGTCGTTTGGTTTTTGTGTAACTGTGAAGTTTCGGTAGCCTGCTGTAAAGCCTGTGAAAGACGCGTGTGTGATGATGTCGTCTGCAATCGAAGACCCATCAAGTGCGCCGTTCTTAGACCACACTTCAACACCATCAGTCGCTGTGTCGTTCAGGTTGTCGATGACAAGCGCGTTAGTTCCTGTGGTCGTTGTGCGTGACGTAACAAGAGCTGTAGGATTGTCACCGTTTGTGTATGTCGTTTCAGCCATACTGACTGTAAAGTCTTTGTTAGCAACAATCGTGATGTCGCCAATCGTAGTTGCAGAAAAACCTTCTGCTGGGTTGGTATTAGCTAGATATGCTTTGCCGTTGGGAAACTCAACAGTCTGCTCTGCACCTGCTAGGTTATAGACCTTTAAGTCACCATTTTTAACGACAATAATATATTGTTCTACTGCGTCTCTAACATAAGCGTAGCACCAAGGTTTATCAGCTGTATAAGCGAATGTGTTTTTAACGATATGTCGTGAGGACGCACGGCTCTCTAGGCCCCCGCTGATCACAGACGTGAGAACATTGGTTGCTTCTTGTACTTGCCCAGTGAGCCTCAGAGAGTCAGGCTGACGGCTTACGCCTTGGTATAACGTCTTAAGCGATTGCTCTATAAGAGTTCCCATTCTACCGCCCGTATAGACCGTGATGTCGGTAGGTTGCGTATGAAACGTAAGCACTGTCCGTCAGGATGTTGGCGTCGTCTGTCTCAGACTCAGCGTCCAACAAGGCTGCATAGGCCTCAAGTTCACCACGGCGTGTAAAGTTATCTAGGGCCACAGATTGCATTTGGGACTCTTGGAACTTACGAGCTGCAAGGTACGCAATGTATGTGCTTAGTTCTAAGCTTAGATCTTCAAACTCTAGAAGGTACACAACATCTACATTCAGGTTCTGTGTAAACTCGTAGGACTGCTTTTTGATATCGTAAAGCGCCAAACGATTGTTGTAGTTACGAACAGTGACGTTAATAGATTGGTGTTCTTGTGTCGTATCAACGCGCAAATAGTTCGACGGAATATAAATAAGATTATTGCTGTTAGGCGTTAGTTTCAAATTGTAGTCAATGTTCTGGTGCCATCCACGCGCTTGGACGGACTTGTTAACTTCATTGAGTTTGCTTTCAGCTGCTTCAGCATCAGGAAGGCCAGAGGTAAGAGACGAAACGGGTGCTTCACCGATAGACTCTAGGACAATGTTAACAGCTTCGATCTTGCTTAGACCCATAGTACCTCCTGAAAAACTAAGGGGCCACCTGTATTGCTACAAGCAGCCCCTCAATCAGATTAAGCGGACTTGAACTCTACGGCCATTTCTGGACGCAGAACACCATGACCAACGAAGAGCTTGGAGACCAAGAAGTCTTCAAGACGACGAACGTCACGTTCGGTCTCAAGGCTGATGTCCATAAGCTTGCAAGTAGCAATAGCCTGTGGGCACCACATGACACCAACCGTCGTGGAGTAGTCAGCACGGTATTTACTGAACACACCACTAGCAGCAGATTCATCAGTCGTTGGCATGTTGCGGCTTTTTACCACCATCACACCATCGATGTTGATCATCTCAGCACGGTCAGAGATACCGCCTGCGTTGTCTGCCTGGAAGTCACGATTCAGAACCAAGTACTGACCATTGGAGTCGGTCGCATACTTGATGGCATCGAAGATTTCCACAGGAACAGCACAGTACCGCTGCATATCCTCTGGAACATCCTGGTTGAACAACGCAATGTTCGCTTCGCGGATAGCGTCGATCCAAGCGATACCAGACGGCGTTGCGTCGTTAGCCAAGTTGGCGTCCGTAACAGCAGTACCACCGGGGAATGGCGCAGCTGCTGCGGTACGGGATGCCAAGATCAGCTGACGGAACACGTTCTGATCGAACACTTTAGCAAGCGCTCGGCCCATCTCGTTAGAGACGATGGAACGCATGTCGAAGTGAGACAGGATACGGTCGATATCAGAGATCGCGTAGTGCGATACAAGGATGTCGTCAACCGTGATGACCTGTTCGCTGGTCGAAAGGTCGGTCCCCAGTAGCTCAGAACCCGGCGTGTGATATTCAGCAGCCGCCTTCCAAGTTTTCGGGAAACGATAGGATTTAGCACCACCAGAAAGATTCTTAATGAAGTGCTTGTCGAGAGTAACAGTTGCGCTGTCGAAGGCCGTAAGCACTTCGCCACCAAAGACACTGAGGAACAATTCCCGATTGTCAACTGGAGACGAAGCACCCTTACCAAAGCGAACTGGAGAGGAAGCATCACCTAATGCCATTTATTTTCTCCTAATGAGATTGAAGGTAAAAGTGGGTTGGGTTGCTCTGTTAACTTCGTGGGATTGTCCGACGTATCGGGGTCTCAGCTAGTCGTTAGGGCAGAAGAATGATAGTTTAGTTATCCAAGTCCCAGGTAGCAGTTTGTATCTTTTTGATAACCTGCTCTCGGAACTTTGGAGACGTGGTGTATTCTTTAGACGACATGTCTGCTTTCATCTCAGCCTTGCTGCGATAACCAGCTGACGACGGGGCCGCAGAGTTCTCACCACGAATAAGCGTAGGCTCGCGGGTTGCGGGCCGTGTTCCTGTAGCTTCTGACATTCTGGCCTTTAGACCATCCGCTGCCAAACGCCACGAAGACGTAGAAAGCAGGTTGTTAAAGTCGGCCACTTCTGTTTCAGACAGGTTTTCTTGAGCCCATTGCATAGTCTGAGCCCACTGCTCTTCGCCACCAAGGTACTCCAAAGCAGCTTTACGTTCTGTTTCGAACTGGTAGCGATACGATTGAACATAGGACTTAATCAGATCCTCTGGAATGCCGACTTTCTTTAGGGCCTCATAGTCCTCAGAAGATAGGTCTCCTTGCTCAATAATCTTTTGACCAATCTCTTCAGTATCTAGCCCAGCTTTGACAAGAATGTTTGATACTTCTTGTTCTTCGGCCTCTGGACTTGGTTCTTCTGCGGCTTTTTCGGCAGTCTGGGTTTTTTCTTCTTGGTCCTTTGGGCGTCCGTTTGCGTTGAAGAGCAGCTCTCGGGCATGTGCTTCCCAGTTGTAAGCGCCTGTATCGTTGTCGTAATACTTATCAACACCTTCAGCAGGCATATCAGGCACGGGGACAACGTCTTGTTCTATGTCTTCTTCTGTCCCAGGATTGCGGAACTTATCCGCCATAAGCTGATTGTATTCTTCAGAGCCTGGGACAACTTCAGTTTGTTCCATATTTAGACACCTTGTTGTTGTTGAGCTTCACTCATCATAGCCTGCGCTGCTCCTGTTGCAAGCTCTTGTCCACCAGCTGCCATCGCTTGGCTCTGAGCCTGCATCATTTGCTGCTGTTGTTGTTCTTCCTGAACTTCTTGCTGTGTCTTCACAGAGTCAGGAAGGCTTAGGCCATAGAACACCTTGTAAAGCAACTCGTCCCATTTGACATACGCCAGAACTTCAGGCGGCAATCCTTGAAGGAACTGAAGCGCCGTTTGTACACGGGTCACATCGCTCTCACGACCAAGGGCCTCAAGGCCCGTAAGGATCGTAGGTTCAATTAGACCTTTAGGCCACACAGGCAACTGTTCGTTCTGTTGCATCTGTACGATCAACCGTTCCAAACGACGCTGTTGCATCGCTCGGTTAAGCTGGCTGTACACACCGCCTAGGGTAGCCTCTAGTTCCTGTTGGTTCCTTTGGATCTCATAGGCCGTAGTCCGTTCGCTGTCACGAGTAGCAGCAGACCCAAGCATAAAGGCCCCGCCGATCTCACGTGTCAGACGATCTAGTTCCTGGGCGCTGATCTGAAGACCATTGGTGTTCTGGAACTGAAGCATCACCACGTCTTCAGGATTACCGACGATGATCTCACCGTTGTTCGCCGTAGCAATACGACGCCGTAGGTTCAAACCACCGGCAGCATTAGGACGAACCATCGTGACGTTACGAGAGGCCATCGCGCTGCCGTCAAGCAGAGCTTTGGACAAAGCGTCGATAGCTCGGAAGTCCGGTAGATGCTCTTCGATCTTACCGCGCCCATAGTCCTCACCGATTACTGAGGTCCAACGAAGGGCGTTGTAAGGTAGAACCTCGTACTCGCCTTCACTGTTAGGCACACGTTCTTTGTTGACCTCTTGGTAAACGTAGTAGGTGCCATCGTCCTGTAGCTGAGTGTGGGTCAGAACAGGCACACGATCACCACTGTAGTCTTCCGCAGTCACAATCCCTTTGATCTCATCAGGCAAGCTCTCAGGAGACATATGTTCTTCAGTGATGATCTCACGAACAACGCCCATCATGTCCCTGCTGATGCAGTATTGATCCAGCCGGAACAACCGGATCGTGTTGTCTGGCATCATGAACTCAAGAGCATTGCCGGTGACGATTAGATACTGAAGGGCAAGGTTGGTTGCTGACCGCCAGTCGCGACGTTCGATCTCGCTTTGGATCAAAGCTTCAGACATAACCAAACCATGCTCAATGGCAGGGTCGATGTCCATTTCGCCAGATTTGATCTTAGCTTCTGATGGGATGTTCAGTCGGAACGAAGGCTTACCAGGCGGGTACATAGCCACCATAAGCCGTGAGGCCAGAGAGACAACCGTTCGTGCCCCTAGTCCCTGATATGGCTCAGGAAGCAGAGTGAACTCTGTGTGTCCTTCAGGTGGCAAAAGCGGTGGGATTGTTAGTTCGGCACATTCACGAGCCCGCCGTAGAAACGGATCACGCTTCCGCTTCATCGCCTCGTATCGTGCGTGACAGGTCTCGTATTTCATAATTTACACACCAGTCCTAGTGTTTAATCCTGAGCCTGCTGTAGCATCTACACCACCAATCAGTGGAATACGATACTGCTGAAAGCCTTTTGGTTCTTTAGCCTTAGCCCGCGCCACAGCTCGTGTTTCAGGAAGCCCTGCAACCTGCTCTGTAGGTGGGGGCGTGGGTGTAGGCTTTGGCGGTGCAGGCTTTGGCGGCTTAGGTGCCAGAAATCCCATAGTCTTTATCCTTTGTTATTCTAGACAATGCATTGTTCCGATAGTCTTAAAACCTAGTCGTTCGTAAAAACGCTTAGTCTTTTCTGGGTGTATCCCGCTAGATATACCAAGAGTTATGTGTGATGCTTTTTGTTGGTCTGCCCACAGAATGTAGTTCTTTAGGATCTTAACAGCTGCGGAAGATCCACGACGCTCTGGTCGAACATAGACAATTATGTCTGACGCGATCAGCTCGTCTGTAAAGTAGTGCGCTGTGATCACAAACGCACCGAACCCTACAAGCTCATCACCATCAAGCGCATAGAACACTTTGATAATAGGGTTCTCATCGAACTGATTGTAGTACAGGTTCTCTAGCTTCTCGTAGTTTATGCTAAAGTCTTTGTAACGACCCTCTGCTTGTATAGAAGGAAACAGATCTTTGATACGGCTGAACTCTCCCTTAAGAGAAGAGGATACCTTAATACTCATCTGTCTTCTCCTGCTCTTCGATCAGTCCTAACAGCTCGTCTAGAAGTTCACGAACACCAGCGTAGCGCTGATGCTCGTCGTCTGGTTCTCCTAGACGTTTGCACCTATGAGGATATGTTTTGTCTAGCATCTCGACAAGTTCATATGATCTCATAGGTACAAGAACGTCGTCATTCATAGGCAGAAGCCCTTTTCTATCTGTACTTTTTAACGACTTGCGATGTCCACAACTTCACATACCCCAGCTGTGCAGGCAAGTTCTTGCGAGCCTGACGTGTTGTCTTCACGCTCGTAATCTTGGAGCTTAGTCCAGTCAAGAGCCGGTGGCATCGCTTCCTTAAGCGCAACATACTCAGCTTCAGTGCAATCCTGATACGGAGCCTGCTGATAAGAATGGTCAGAGTGAGGCAGGAAAGATATGCCTGAAATCTTGTCGAAGTTCTCATAGACCCAGTCTCCTACTTTTAGCCATTCGTTCTCTTTGACGCTCACAGTAACACTTGGTTTGTGTTCACACCAGTGGTCTTGGTACACACTCCACAGCTCCAGCTGTTCGATGGCCGTTAGATCGTTACGACACACCGCGTTATCTGGTGCTTTCATTGGGAACGAAAAGACCACAGTGCTTTCAGGTTTCATGAAGCAGGGCTCTGATGGAATACCAGAGTCGATCATGAACTTGGTCATTGGATCTTTAATGTCACCACGAACTGTTCGGACATAGTGTGGATTGTGTCGAGCGTGGATGCCACTAGCGCTGTCAACAAGCTGAGATACCGTACCGCTTGGCTTAACACATGTGATAGCAGCAGACTGTGGGACACCAAGCTCATACGCCAGCTCGGCGTTCACAGCAACAGCTACTTCTTTTAGTTCTTTCAGCCACGCTTCAGTTTTCTCTAGACCCTCAAAGCCATTAAGAACCTGATGATCCATGATGCCCGTAAGGCTAACGCCAAGCAGTCGTTCTTCCTCAGTGTTCTTTTTCCAGATGGGGCGAAGGTACTTAAAGTCCGTCAAGCAAGACTGTAAGGTTCCTAAGATTGTCGCTTGGCGTACCTTTTCCTTTAGATCCTCAAGGCTATCAGTTGCTCGAACGACAACCTCGGACAAATTGCAGAACTGATAAGGCCTCAAGATAATCTCACTGCATGGGTTGGTTCCCCAAGCAATGTCTTTGTCGGTGTTTCGTCTGCCATTCTTAGCGGCCTGCTTACGAGCTGCTTCTCGGTTGAAGATCCCACGCTCACCGGATTTACTTTCGTAGAGCGAGTGCCACTCTTGAAAGAACACAGACATATCGGGCTTCTCTTTGTACGATACGCTGTTGTTCGCTAGGCCACGCTGGGGCTCTCGTGTCCACCAGTCACCAGACTTTGCCTTCTGCATCGACGGGTCACTGAGGTTAGACAGGGAGATCAACGCGCTGCGTCGGACACCACCGACCACAACGATCTCACCGATCTTACACATGATGTCGTGGGCTTCTACAGAATGTAGACGACGGCCTTGGGCCTTATCGAACTTCTCGACACAGAAGTTAAACAGATCTTCAAGCGGCTCAGGACCAGACGCCCGTCCACCAAAAGTCTTTAGTCGTGCGCCTGCTGGGCGAACCTTTGATGTGTCCCATTTGGGAACATAGCCACGGTATAGAAGAGCTATTAGTTCCTTGAGAGCTTTGCACCAACCAATCTTGCTGTCTTCAACAACGATGTTCTGTCCATCGACGGAGCCAGAAGCGTCACTCTTAAAACTGACAACAGGTAGCTTCAGAACACTCTCTCGTTCGACACTAAATCCTACACCTGTGCCACACATTAGAATGTACATAGCCTCGTCGAAAGAACGCGGGCTGTCTACTGGTACATAACTACAGTTGTACGCGCCAACGTGGCAGCGATCTAACGCAGGACCAGAAGTCATCACAGCTCGCATAGATGGCATGACACCAAGGCCAAGAACGGACTGTTTAATGGTGTCTACGTCTATGTCTAGTTTCTTTATGTCCTGCTTTTTCTGAACATAATCAACCACATAGTTAAAGTAACGATCTACAGTTTCTCCCCAGTTCTCACGTCGTTGTTCGTCATCTTTCCATCGTGCATAACGACTAAGAGCAATGAAGTTCTGATAGTCGTTAGGTATGTAGTTGTTCATGCAGACAGTTCCTTCTTTTCAAATAACACTTTTAATAGTTCGTTCAAGTACCACTCCGCTTTCTTGAGGTCTTGCGACGGGTCTTGCGGGTTCTTGGCTTGGTATCTTGAGACGTACTTGATGATGTTTCCAACGTAGACGGCTTCGTCTCCGGGGAGATCTCGACAGATGGCTCGGATGTAATCGATGGTTTCGATTCCTCCTCGCTTGTAATGTCGGGGGTTGATGTGATCCACAAGTTTGGGTTCGACGCGCTCCATAAGCGTACTTCTCCTGTCTCTTCGTTGTAATCAGTGTGGCGTAAGATACGAGCCAGCTGCACCATCAGCGTGGCTTGCTCTTCGTTATCAAACAGTTTGACCATAGCGTCCCAAAGTCTCAAAGGGTTCGCATGTTCCTCTAAGATCTTCTCAGCTTTCTTTGGGCCTATGCCTTTGGCACCAGGGTATCCATCAGTCGAGTCGCCAACCAAAGCCTGATAGAACATCATGCGATCTGCTGACCGCTCTGAGACTTTCTGAGCCCTGTTCATCTTGTTAGGGTTAAGCACACGACCTGGGACAGTCATCATGTCTTTATCAATGGAGACAATCACAGGATCTGATATGTGTTCAGAGCCTGCAAAGATTCCCATCACGTCATCAGCCTCAAGGCCTGGACGCCTAGCAATCTTGTAGTTCTCTTCAAGATACCTGATGGCATACTCAAGACCTACAGGCCTAGCAGAACCTCTACGGTTGCCTTTGTACTCAGGGTAGATGATGTGCCGAAAGTATTTATGACTAGCATCAGACAGGCATACGATACTGCTGCCAGCTTTGGCCATCGTTTGCCAACTCTGTACCATAGTGTCTATGGATCTTGCGACATTAGCGTCGGCACAGATCTTCTCGCCGTCGAAGTCCACCTCGTTAACGATGGCACAACGATAGGCAATGATGTCTCCATCAAGCAGAGCCACTGTCATCAGTGTGTTTCCTTCCAGTTAGCGCCTATCTCATAAGTGCCACTAAGTGGACACCTCATGCCTAGACGTACAGCAGCTTCGGTTATGCTGTCAGCAAACGTCTGCCCGACAGTATCAGCAACATCCGGGTCAGAACTGAACTGAACCTCGTCGTGCACGTTCGCCACATAGGCAAAACCTTTCAGCTGTCCATCGACGACCAGTTGTTTCTTTACCGCCAGGTCATAATGGAAAACCTGCGCCGCCTTCTTCATTACAACAGCACCACAGGACTGAAGCAGGAAGTTCAATGCGCTGTGTGGAGACCTGATGGTTATCTTACGACCATCGATAGCCTTGAACCAACCGGCCTTAGCTCTCTTCTGGATACTATCAGACAATTCACCAAGGCCGTCGATGCCTTCGTCCATACGCTTGCGGATCTCTTTGCCATCCTTAAGAGGACCACCCGCTTCCTTAGATATCGAAGCGAGCTTACGATCTGAAGCACCATACAGATAGGCATACTGCATACGCTTGGCTTCGTCTCGTGTTGGAAGTTCCACAAGCTTCTGGGTTCTAGAGTGAACGTCAGTGCCTTCTTCCTTGGAGCCATACAACAAGGCATCACGATAGACACCGTTGTCGTACTTGCCCAGGTAGTGCGCTAGGCACACCAGCTCCAAGGCGTCAGCGTCACAGCCAACAAGAACTTGGCCCTCGTCAGCCACCCAGACCTCACGCATACGCAGGTCTTTCTTATCGACCTGGGCCATGTTGGGTTTGAAGTGACTGCACCTGTGCGTAGCTGTACCCATCGAGGACACACCGCCGTGGACGCGATCACCACGCACAAGCTTAAGCCATCCGTTGTCACCGTCACTGAGTTGACCCAGTTGCTTTTGGACCCTGAAGTACCTAGCGAGCTGCTTGGCCTCTGGGTACGGCAGGTTCGACAAGACCACCTCGTCAATCTTAGGCCCACCAGAAGGCGTGAAGCTCTTTGGTTTCCAGTCGTGTGTCTCAGCCAAGCGCTCCGCAATCATCTTGCGTGAGCCTGGATTGAACACCTCGACCTTATCCTTGAGACGCTTTCCGGTCTTCTCGGACCAACGCTCTATGGTCTTCGAGGGCCACAGGTCTTGTAGCTCTTCCTCAAGATTGGAGATCTCTTGGCGCAGCTCAGAACAAAGATCGTTAGCTTTGTCGAGATCCAAACGAAACCCGTGTTCCTCTTGAAGCTGAAGGACACGAACAAAGTCTGCTTCAAGTTTGTAAGCGTCAGAGTCCTTCACACTTTTGGTCTTGTCGTAAACGTACTGCGTGATCTTAACATCGACCTTACAGTACTCAGCCATCTCATCAGTGAACTTGGTGAAGTCGCTGTAGTCTAGCTTTTCTTCTCCAAGTTCTCGGCCATAGTCTTTAATAGAGTGGCCCCTTCTTGTTGAGTCTTTGAGACGGCTTCCAACCAACGTGTCAAAGACTTTTGAGTAATCGAGTATTCCGGTTCCATAAAGTCGAACGATGGCCGGGATGTCGAATCCAATTCCGTTATGGAAGACAACGCAATCTGCTCCAGACAGTCGGCTGAGTCCCTCAGAGATTGGGCGATAACCCTCGTGGTCTGCGTAAATTGTGACAGCATCTTCAGTTGTGTCCTTTATTGCCAAACAATGACAGAGTGTCATTTGGTGGAGAAACCCATCGGTCTCTATGTCCGCTATCAGCGTCGTCATTCTGTCGTTCCTTTTCGTGTAACATCCGGTGGCAGTTGGCACACAACATCGTGCATCCCATCGCCTCTTCGAGAACATCTTTCCAAGAGTGGTCTGTCATACCGCTTACCGACAATACAAACCGTTTGCTCGCTGGGTCTCTGTGGTGAAAGTCAAAGACACAAGCGTCATGCTTTTGTCCACAGCTTTCACAAACACCACCCTTTAGATCGACAAGTTTCTGTCGGATCTTACGCCTCTTGGTTCGGCGTCCCTTATGAGAAGTCATCTATTACCTCTGTTAATCTTCCGGTTTCTGGGTTGTACTCAAGAGTGCCCATGTCACCAGTGATCCCTGCGTACCTGTTCTTTAGGCAGGACACATGGATCTCTTGTTCACCTGACGACATGTCTCTTGATATACTGATGACGCTATCACTTAGCTGTGCGATAGCAGCTGATCCACGAAGGTGAGACAGGTAGACCTTCTCGCCACCCTCGTGTCCTTTGTCCCCTTGGGGCCGCTTGAGGTGCGACACTAACAAAAGGCAGCAGTTGGTGCGCTCAGTGAACGACCTGAGCTGTGTCATGGTGTAGTCCAGAGCCTTACGCTCATCACCTGATCCACCAAGCTGCGATGAGTCTAAACCTGAGACCAAGATGGACAGATGGTCCAGCACTAAGACCTCTACGCCTAGCGCTTGGACCATGTAGTTCAGCTTGTTCAGCAGGTTGTCGGAATCCAAAGACCCAAAGTGATCATAGAAAAAGAAGTTACCGGGCTTCAACACAGCGTCGAAAGCCTTGCGGCGTTCCTTTTCAGTGATGTCATTAGGCAAATGGATAGGCTTGTTCAAAGCCAACGACATCATGCGTAGACCTGTGCGCCCTAGTCCTTCTTCAAGCGCGACATAACCCACTTTTCTATCGTCTCCAATAGCGATCTTGTAAGCAAGCTCCGCGCATATAGTGCTCTTGCCCACTCCACTGCCAGCACATATAGTGACCACCTCACGCGGACGTAGTCCGAATAGGACATCGTTCCAAGTCTTCCAAGGGTAGCTGAGACCCACTTCGATACTCTTAGAAACTTCATCCCACAACTCCATACCGTTGACGATACCGTCAGGCCTGTGTGGAGACGCTTGGTAGACAGATTCAGATAGTTCTTTGACACGGTTGGCAACCAACAGCTCGTTGGCATCCTTCATCGACAGGCTGGCAATAGAGGCCTTGCCCGGTTTGATGGTGTCTGCAACTTCTCGCGCTGCTTTCTGTCCAGCGTCATCCATATCAAACATCAGGATCACTGAGTCGAATGACTCAACGAACTCAATGTTGTTCTTAATAGCTTTGACGGCTGATGCAGCACCTGTTGGTATCGACACGACAGGCCAGCGTCCATCCGTAACCTTGGCATACGACATGCAATCGATCTCACCCTCGGTGATCACAAGGCGTATGCTTGGTTTCCAAAGGTGCTGACCAAACAGTTGCACGTTGCTCATGTCACCAACGGTGTAGAACTGCTTGTCTTCTGTTCGTGCCTTCTGAGCTACAGGCTCACCCTTGGCATTACGATAGGGCGCGACCTGAACAGTCCGGCCTTTGCTGTCTTCAGTAACAAAGTAGCCAAACTTAGAGCAGATCTTTTCGGATAACCTACGGTCCTCAATGGCCGTGTAGTGGCCAAAGGGCATAAGGTTTGTATTCTTAGGGGGCTTGGGATCTTGAGACACCAACGTGTCTGGTTGCCTAGTCGTGGCACAAGAGAAGCAGTGGGTGTGACCATCGTCGTACAGCGCCACAGCGTCTGAAGACCCACAGTCTGGGCAAGGCAGCTTAGTCTCTACTGTCTCGCTTGTCGTAGCTGAAAATGATTCCATACTTTTCGCCTTCTTTTGGATATCGTTTTGTCACAGTTAAATCTACAATCTGGTCGTCGTCTTTCCAAAAGCCACCATGCTTTGTCATGGAGTCCAGTGGTCCCTTGGCGAAGTTATCGACATCACCAACAGGGAACTTACGACGGGTAGTCTTAGGTTTCTTACAGACGAACTCAAGCTCTGCTTTAATAGGACCAGACAGAGGCTCTTGTCCGTCGTAAGACGCCAACACAACGACCATAGAGCGCCGGAACTGCTCGTACCGTTTGCCGTAGAAGGCACCCCACTTGGAGATGCGAGGACGGGATGCAGGTACGGGCTCTATGTCGAAGGTGTAGGTTCGCTTAGAAGTCATCAGCCTCTAGTTCTGTTGCGCTATCAGCAACAAAGCCAGCGATGTCGTCGAAGCCAGCGGACTCAGAGTTACGCTGCTCGACCAGCTGGACGGTGTTCAGCATGGCCGTGACGCCTTTGTTAGCGCCTGCCTTGTATGCGAACATCTTAACAGCAGCGCGGATCTTGTCGCCGTTGCGTGGGAATGTGCCGCTGGACAGAGGCTTGGGGGGAGAGTCACAGTCGATGAGCCCAGGTTGGAACTTCGTCTTGGTCCGTAAGAACCAATGACCATGAAGGTCTTCCTTCTCGGTCTCATCGCCATCCTTAAGCGGGCCTTGGATGCCTTTGACCTTGTCCCCAAACTCTTGGGACGCAAGCTCTTGAGTCATCTCATCCATCTTCTGTTTGAACGCACGACCTTCGTCGCTCTCTTTGTCAAACAACAGCGTGACCTTGTACTTGTCGTCACTAAACTCAAAGCCAGAGTCAGGACGTTCAAGCCAAGTGAAGCTTGCTGTTGCGACGGGAGTGATTACGTTCTTAAAAGCACGAGCCATTTTTGTTTCCTTTGGGTCTATTGAAGTGGTAAATCTACGAGGTGCCAGACGCTCTCAAGGCAGAGATCAATTAGATCTTTTGCTTGGATGCCGTTTCTACCAAACTGGTTAACAATGTCAACGGGCAGTTGTCCATTGGTTGCGATGAATGTCTCACAAGCAAACACACTGTACAGCTGTAGTTCGTCTGGCGTTAGTTCAGTTCGTTTTCTATGGATGTCCCTAAGTTCATTCAAGTCTGAACGAACTCTTCGATCATTGGAAAGACCTTAGCGATCTGTTCTGCACACCCATGAGCAACGTCTCGACATTCCTTCTGTGTCTCTGGTCCCGTTCGCAGCTGCACAAAGTGCACCCAGCTGCGGATCGATCCACTCATGAACATAGTTGATCGTGTGAGACCTTCAGGCAAAAGAGAACGGGCCTGCTCTTTAGCTATGCCAAGCTTCAGCGCTTCGTCGTACCGCCTGAACGCTGGATCAGACACAGAGTCCTGAGCCCAACGCCACCACTTCTGCATCTCAGGGTCATCAGTTTCTAAAGACGATTGCCTGTTGGTCAGGTCTTGCAGGCGGGCCTCAACATAGTCAGGTGTGTTTGTCTCTGTGGCAGCATAGCGTTGCGACCATTCCTGAAACGCGAAAGATCTGTGCCTTAGCACTTGGCGTCCTATGGACCTGCTGCACACAATCTTGCATGTGGCATGGACCATTTCCAGAGGGCTCCAGTGTTGGTGCTTCAAGAGGTAACGGACTAATTTCTCTGTGCCCTTGCCGTTCTCTTGGGACGTAGGGTTAGACACCCGTGCATAGTACGCGATCAGATCAACCAGGGTGGCGTCTGGGCCTATGAGGTGTGGTGCTGTCGTCCAGCTCGTTAGTTCTACTGTCATCGTTGTCTCCGGGGTCTATGAAAAGAAGTAAGGGGCGTCAAGAACCTCACGCACATCGAAGCTGCCTGTTTCCGGTGGCTCTGGTAGCTCCACCTGGGTTCGAGACTGCACATCTCGATGGAAGCCGTCACGCAACCAGTCGTTTCTGAACATAGAGTACGCGACCTCTCGGATTGTGTCACGCAGCTCGTCAGTATGCCTATAGTGAACAGCGAAAGAGTCATGAACCGTAGCAAAACTATTGATCCCCTTGTCTACCAGTTTGTTCACCACCTTGTGTAGCAGTGCAGCGTCCAACGAATGGATCACATTAGGAGCTGACCCCAAGGCCTGCTTACGGGCGTTCAGTCCACCGTCTGGGTTCTGAGACCACATGTAGTATGACCCCATGACCGTTCGCACATCAGTCTTGTTGATGTTCCAATAGGACTGCTGGACCGTACAGCCAGATGGTGTCTTCCAGACCAATGGCTTGTCGTTCTTAGCTAAGGTCTTAGCGACCTCTTGGAAGTACGTCATGATAGGACGTGAGGCAACGATGGTCTCGTCCAGAGCTACGACCAGGCGGTCCCTCAGCCACGCAGCGTTCTTCATACGCGGGCCTTCAAGATCATCTGTGTGTCCGTCTTCGATCAGCTGGTCCATGATGCCTCTAGGCGTCACCCCATACGGTGTCGTCATGCAGGCACGTTTGACCGTAGACCTTGTGATGTTACCGGCCCACGTCATGGCAACAGGATCACCATTGGCAGCGTCCATCGATACCTTAGATGCCAACAGATCTGCTGTGCTCTGGTAGATATCGTAACGCTGTGCTTCTGATGAACAGTTGGTCAGCTGTGCACCTACAGGATCTCGACCAAGCAGAGACAACAGCTGTAGCCCGTTGTTGCTTCCGTCCTGGTGTGACGGTTGGTGGCTAAGGTACAGCTCTGGGTTATCCAAAGCAGTGGCGTCACACCACTCGACACAGGTGGCGTAGAACTCCAGCTCCTTCTCAGCTGTGGTCCAGAAGCGTTCGCCATCTAATGGTCGTAAGGCACTATCGACAATCAGATCATGATGATCCTTGGCCCACTGTTGCATCTCCTCGAAGCTCAGTTTGTCTGCACCGTACATGTTGCACAGCTTGACGGCCATCCAATAGAGACCACGCGGACCAAGAGGTTCCGACAGGGCGAACTCAATGAGACCACGGCTCAGGTTGTCACCCTGGGGGTTGAGGTCTGGCGGTATGGCATACAGTCGTGTGCGTGTGTCGATCTTCTGTGGATATGTGAACCGTGAGAACCTTGAGGCCATAAGCTCTGAGGCAATAGAGATCTTACGCAGTGCACTCTCGCGTTTGCTTTCGTCACGGGCGTTCTGACTGTGGACCTTGGTCAGTGTGTACTTCCACTCGGACCTTTCGACCTTAGTCATATCGGCCCATTCGTCATCAGTCTTACGCCCCGGCATCGCGATGGGGTCCGGGTCTGGAATGTTCTTAAACAGGCTATGTGGTAGCTGGCGGGCCTCGTTGATCAAATCGAACGCAGGCTTGTTGATCTGCCACCAGACCTTGCCGACGTTGTTCGCAGCATCCAGTGCCTCTTGGCTGATGGGATCATTCAGATCACCTGTGTGCCGGTGGATCGAACCACGGATAAAGTCCACCTGGATCTGATAGTACCCGCCCGTGTATTTCTTCTGGCTTGGCGACCAGTACCACGGGCGTGGCGCTACGATCATAGGCCTAAGAATAGGACTGTTGATACCAACGTGGCCTGTGATCTGATCGACCATCAGGCGACAGGCCTGCGTAAGGAACACTTGGCGCTCGGTCTTCCCCCTGAACCTGACGTACTCAAGCTCAAAGAACCCACCGCCGTGTATGATCAGGGTGTCTAGCAGCTTGGCCCCAATCCTGAGCTTCTGTTCTTTGGTCCACTCAAGGGTCTCAATGTCTTCGATCTTACGCCGGTACGATGTCCACTGGCGGGCGTTCATGTTCTTAGCGGTCCTTAAGAGCATAGCGGCCACATCGATACCACCGTTCTCACGCTGCGCGTCTTTGCTCTTGCGTGCCCACGCCTCGAACTCAATCTGCATCTTGATGGTGTTGCCGATCTCCAGACAGATCGCGTTGGCCTTGCGACCAAGAGAGATCTTGTTCATCTTGATCGACAGGACAGAACGGATCGTGAGGTACGCAAGCTTCTCAGCTGGTATGAACTGAATGAGCCACCACCACTCAGGCCTAACACCTGGACCACCGGCACCAATGCCAGCAGCGGCCATGTCCTGGTCCTCTTGTATCGGTCGTCGCAGGGTCTCCATCAGCTCTTGCAACATGGATCGACCGGCGTCGGTGTCGATCAGCGTAGAACCTTGCGACCATGCAGTGTTCTTAATGAGCTGAATGCCCCGTTCGATGCTCGCAAGCTCTTGCTCCACTTGGATCTTCTCCTCGTCAGTCTTAAGGTCATCTGCAATCTTGGCGAGCTGGTCATTGAGTGACGAGCTGGTCGTGGGCTTAGCGTTGCTCATAGGCATCAGGTGTCCTCAGCTTGTTTAAGATCGACGCGGCCTCAGCTGCATCACGGTCGGGTGCCATGTGGGCATAGCGCTTGGTCATCTGTACGTCGCTGTGTCCAAGCAGGGTCGATACGGCGTACAGGCTTAGGCCCGATTGGACCAGCTTGGATGCAAACGTGTGCCTGAAGCTATGAGTGGTGAAGCGACCATATCGTTCTACCAGATGCTTACGGTTTAGTCCCGCTTGCTCTATGGCCCTCATGATCCCTTTGACACTGTAGGTCCGGGGCTTCTCAGGGTTGGCCTTTGACGACCAAACATACAGGTTATTGCCACGCTTATGGTAGCGATCCTTCAGTGTGTCCCTGAGCCGGTCTGTCAGCATCACACGACCCTCGTTGTGCACCTTAGTCCGATAGAGCGTGGCGTACTTCCAGTCCTTGGTGTCGATGGCATCCCAAGGTGTGCTGCTGGCCTCACTGTACCGACAGCCCGTATCGAGCAAAAAGACCACAAGATCGTATTGAACCTGACGGATCTCGACAATGTC